CCCCAGATGATTTCTGTTAACACAATCTTTCAACTGTCCCCACCTATCATCTATGCCTTTGCCCTTTTCCTGTGCGCCTATTTTTGGCGTTTCAAGAGAATCCCAGTTGAGGTTGAGTTAAACGTCACCAGCACTATGGCACGTGTTGATGACGTTGGTGATGAAGATGAGGAGGTGTTTTTTGTTTCGAGGGTCCATCCTCATAGATTCCGTGCGTTTGTCATCCGTAGCACTAAGGTGCAATTCGGATTGCTCAAACGCACAGAGGCTAATAAGAAGATGGTCCGGAAGTTCATTCGTGACTTGATGGAGGAAAAGGGAATGCGTAAGGCTCACATTCAGGAACACCTTGATTTTTGTGTTGCTTGTGTTTTCATTCCCTCCAAGCAAGAGATCGAAGCACACCAGATTAGTGCGGCGTTGGATGCGCATGTCAGGGATGCTGGCATGAGAAGCAACTACGTTAGCTATTATGACTGGTTTGTTGGTCTTTTCCATTTCAAGAGCGATTAGGGGTGCCTTGGTAGAATGACTGGGGTTGAGGCAGAGCCATCTCAACTGTCCCATCCCGCGCTGACGGTCACTAACTACTTGGGTGTTCTTGAGAAATTCCGTGTTTGGTTCCAAGTTAAAAGGCATAGTTCCCCTGTGTCTTTTCTTGTCCACAATTCTTCGATTAATAACCTCGTTCGAGGGGTTTTGACTCGTGTTCTCCTTTATAAAGGTGTTCCACCTGTTGCCCCTGTTGAAGGGATTTATAGACAACGTCTTGCTCGTGAGAGCAAATTGATATTGAGGCAATTCGGTTCGACCACCTGTGTGTCTCGCGAACAATATGTTCGTGATTATTGCACGGGTCGCAGAGTCTTGCCCTATACCAAGGCACTTCTATCGTTGGGTGCGGAGCCCATCCAGAGGTGTGACGCTGATCTTAAGTGTTTTGTCAAGGCTGAGTTTATTAACTCTACTGACAAACCTGATCCCGATCCCCGGGTAATCTCGCCCCGGGATCCGAGGTATAACATTGAGGTTGGTCGCTACCTTCGTGTTGTTGAGCACCGTATTTACGGTGCTATCGCACGCATGTTCCGATCACCCACAGTGTTGAAAGGTTACAATGCCGAGCAAATCGGGGGGATTTTTAGTGAGAAATGGGCGTCCTTTTCCAAACCTGTAGCCATTGGGTTGGACGCTTCTCGTTTTGACCAGCATGTTAGTTATCAAGCCTTGACTTGGGAACATTCCATTTATAATGGCATTTTCCGGTCCGCTGAGCTTGAAAAACTTCTTCGCTGGCAATTGCGAAACCAGTGCCGCGGATATTGTTACGACGGTAAGCTCAAATATGAGACCGTTGGAACTCGTATGAGTGGGGACGTGAATACTGGTCTGGGTAATTGTCTAATTATGTGTAGTTTGGTTCATAGCTATTTGTGTGAGCTTGACATCAAAGGCAGCTTGGCTAACAATGGTGACGATTGTGTTGTCATCATTGAATCTCGCGATCTCCGCCGGTTTAGTACCGGTTTGGAAGATTGGTTTCGTGAGATGGGGTTCGTTATGAAAGTTGAGAAACCTGTGTATATTCTCGAGGAAATCGAGTTCTGTCAAACACATCCTGTGTTTGATGGTGAAAAATACATTATGGTTCGTAACCTTCGTACTGGCCTAGCCAAAGACTGTTGTTCTTTGAAACTTTTAGACAACCCGACCATACGCCACGATTGGTTTAGGGCTGTTGGCCTTGGTGGCCTCAGTCTTACCGGTGGTATCCCCATATACCAGAGTTTTTACTCATCTTTCCTTCGACATGCCTGTGTCAAACCAAAACGGGCATATCAGAATAGTTTGAGGCGTAACAAGGAGGTGGAGTATCTGTCTGGTGGGCTTCAGTGGCTGTCATCGGGTATGACTCGCCAGATTGTAGAACCTAGCCAGGCAGCACGGTATTCCTTTTGGCTTGCTTTCGGTGTCACGCCGGATATGCAAGTTCTGATTGAGAATTACTATGATAACCTCGCCGTTGGTGTTGGGATCGATAGAGAGACTAGTTATCTCCCTGATTGGTTTGTGTGTTGATTGGGTTGGTGATTTTAAAAAGACCAAAACGTTTGGATTTTTAGTCCTGTAAATATTTACGTGCTAACCAAAATGCCGAGAGACTGCACGGCTCTACCCCTAGTGGGAATCACCAATGAACAGTCCGGTTTCATGTTTGCCGGATCCAATACAAAACATGCCCAAAAGACTCGCGCGTAAAAATAATCGGCAGACTCAACGTCCTGCCCCAAAGACTCTTGCTTTACCTGTTGCTCCCCGGTTTAGCAAGACGGCACCGGCAGCTATGGGTGGGATCACTACTAAACAGAAGAGTGCTCTCCCCATTACTGTCGGTATGGGCCGCAAAATGGTTGTCCAAAATTATGAACGCATTTCATCTGTCAAAGGTAATGCAACTGATACCTTTGCCAACCTACTTAGCAGCTACACCTGTAATCCTGGTATTGCTGCCTTCGTTCCTTGGTTGTCCACTATTGCTTTGAATTATTCGAAGTTTAGGTGGCTTTCTTTGCGTTTCCTCTATGTTCCCAAGGTTCCAACCAGCGTCCCTGGTCAGGCGTATATTGAAGTGGGTTATGATCCTTCTGATACCGCCCCAACTTCCGTTTCTGATGTTGCCGTTACTGATTCTTCTTCAATCGGCCCAGTTTGGATTGGCG